TTCAATCTCGTTTACAAAATCCATAAGCTGGACTTGTTCGCCATAACCTATGTTATAGATTTCATGCCGTACTCCATCACTTGTGCCTGATGGTTTAAGAATATCATCCGTGACAATTACGACACCCTGTACAATATCATCAACGTAAGTAAAGTCACGTTTCATATCTCCAAAGTTGTAGATTGTAAGAGCATTATCTTCGAGAATAGCATCTGTAAATTTAAACAGTGCCATGTCTGGACGGCCGTATGGGCCATAGACCGTAAAGAAACGAAGACCAGTAGATCTTGTAAGTTTAGAGTGCATAAACTGACATTCATTTGATCGCTTTGACCAGCCATAGGCATTGTTCTGGTGAGCAGGTCGATCATTCTCATTCCACGGAAGTGGCTGGCCATGCATTACGCATGAGCTTGAAGCATATACTACTGGGGTGTCGTACTGCTCAGCAACTTCTAGGATTCTTTGAGTACCCGTGATATTAGTATCAATGTAGTGTTGCGGCTCTTCAAACGAATGACGAGGATTTGCATATGCTGCAAGGTGTAACACTACATCTGCATTCTTAATTAATTCTTCATACTCATCTGGATCTTGAATATCAGCATGTACTACATCGATGCCTATACCATTGAGTATAGCTTCACGGCTGTGTTTTAGTTTAACATCGTAATAGTCATTGAAGTTATCAAGTCCTGTCACGTTCCACCCTAGTTCATTGAACTTCTTGGCTGAGTGAAAGCCAATCATGCCGGCCATGCCGGTAATAAAAATTGTCTTCATTAGAAAAACTCCTCGAGTCCTTGTGGTTGGTGTTCATCGGTTGTGGCTAGTTCGACAATTTCATTAACAACTTCTTTTCCGTCAGAATGCTGCTTCCAAAATTCAAACGCCATTTCCCTCCAATCATCTCTCATCGATGGTGAAGATCGTAAATTGATCATAAGATCTCGACACTCTTCAAAGTTAGTGTAGTCAAGACCAATCGTACCAGTGTCTTTACATAGGCTCACTGGTTTGTCCTGTACTTTATGTATGACATTATCACAGAAGTGTTTATGGAAAATAGGAATAGAACCACATGCAATAATTTCTGCGTGGCAGTTCTCAATATTGTTTCCATATGTTTCTGCTTTAAGGTGATACAGGTCTGCACCAAAACCTGACTTAGCTAAACGTTGCATGCAGTCATGGTTATTATACTGTGGATAAAGATATGAACCTTGGCCAGCTTCTTCTGTACCATACATATCTTCTTTAAACTTTTCTGTTTCGCCGTGTTGTTTTTCAGGCCGAAAGTAATTTACAACCTTACGACGATCTGTAGGATTCTCATTCTTATTATCGCGATAGAGTACCAAAGGATATTGAATAGAAGCTTCCAACCCTTCAAGGACTGTAATAAATCCAGCTTCCATAAGCGCATCTTGGTGGTAGTCAATCATGAGAGCTGGACCTTTCCACATTGCGGTGCGGCCAATCCAACGTACATATTCTTCATATGTTTCTTCGATTGGTTTCCAGTATTTAGCTCGATGGCCATCATAGTCAAAGCCGAGAGACATTTTCTTGAGAGGTACTGTAATCTTATTCTTCTTCATAAATCGTGAGAAATCATTCTCAAGACTATGAGTCATAATCACGTCCATCTTCTTACATACTTCAACAAGGTTAGCATTACGTGCAATTGATGCAGCCTTATGGTCTACATTGATAAAAGCTTTACGTATTTTAATATTATCTAGAAGCTTTAAGAAATTATCCTGGCAGTCTTGCGGATGAGACTTAGATGGTACGGAATAAACAATGCATAAATCAAAAGCATTAACAACATGTGACATGTCTTCCCAGCGTTCACCGACATTCATTTCTGTCTGTTCTATTTTTAAGCCTTTAGCTCTACCCCACTTTTTATCATTAGCGGAAAGAATTGTTGCGTTGAGTACTTTTTGCATTTGAATTGCACATTGCGTAACACCACAACCCTCGGTACCTCGACCGAGCAAGATTACTACATTCATTTATTTAACTCCTTACTCGAATATTATACCAAATTCGAGTCTATTTGTAAATAAGATTTTAAGTTATTTATGATTTTTTTTTCGTACGCTTTATCATTAAGTTTACGATTTAGCGGTGAAGGATGTGGAAGAGAGAAGTGTTCTATATCCATTTTCTTTAGAATATTATTCACCTCATTTCCTAATCCTAGAATTTTATGATACGTATTTGCTATTTCATAGATAAATGTTCTATCAATATTGTCTTTTTTTAAGGAAACGGCGTGGTGTGCACACGCATTACTAAAGCTGTATATTTCCACACCACATTCATCCAGCCACCTATTCAGGCGATTGATAGAAGGGTTGCCCTTCCTCGGGCAATATTCGCGAGAGGAAGGGCTATGTCCTATAACAAGGACTTTCATGGCTAATCCGTTTTCCTTAAGTCGTAAATTCGTTGTTCTTCCGGGCTGGTAGCATATGCGGTGTATGCCATATCAGTTTCAAGTGTTTTAATTCTATCTTTAAGTTCTTCAATTTCTTTTGTAAGTCTCATATTGGTATATTCTGTATTAACACCAATACCTTCTTCACGTATACGCCGCTTCATGTAATCTTCATGACGTTCTTGAATCTGAGACATTTATAAACTCCCAATTTATTTTTGTTTGATCGAGCATTCCAACCGTCGTCTTCCACGACTCAATCCATTTGGACGGTACGTTTTGTTCTTTCATAACGACTCTTTTAATGCCCACTTGAATTATACCTTTTGCGCAGTCAGAACAAACTGGCAACCCTGTAACATATAGTGTAGCACCATCTAGAGATACTCCATTATACGTAGCATTATATATGACATTCATTTCTGCATGAACGACATACTTGTATTTAGTTTCGCGATCTTCATAATACTCTAATTTATCCTCCATACCTCGTGGAAAGCCATTGAAACCTTGAGCCAATACTTGACCCTTGGATCCTACTGCAACTGCTCCAATTTTGGATGAAGGATCTTTCGACCAAGAAGCTACCTCCTCAGCCAATTGCAAATATCTGATGTCCCATTTACTTGACAAGATGAAAATGCCTTTCATAGACATGTAAGTTTTGAACTTGCCAGATCAAGAACCCCGGTTTGAGTGTATTTCTACCACCACCAAGATCTTGACAAATTAATCCCATCACATAACGCTGCCAAGCATAATCATTTTTATATCCAAACACGACATCGTTAGATCGCATTTGTACGACAGCTTGGAGTTCACCATTGCGAATGTAATAAGTGACAGCATTAGTACAGATAAAATCGTTTTTACCAGCATCTTGGTACTCTGCCCAGATGCTTGGTCGGTTGTAAACCATTGTAGCACGTCTTGTAGTATCATTTGAATCTGCTAATTCTTCTAGGACGTTTTCATACTGCCTATAATATATATCATCGAAGATCAGTCTACCATAGTTTGAATTGATTTCTCCATGCTTGTTGGCAGCATATTTCCATGCTTCAGGAGCAGCACGCTCCCCAGCATAAATATCGTTAATATTAGTACTACCACTGCAATACCAATCAATTTCTCGATCAATGTATTCTTGGTTTGGACTTCCAAAGATTGCGGGTTCGTCTGCGATAAATGAAGCGCCAAGTAATTCGATCGTATTTTGACCGGTTTTATCTGTTGTGAAGGCTCCGTCATTTAGTTCTCCAATAAAATGTTTTCTGATATCACTTACGGTTGTTAGCTGCACGTACTCTCTCCCTTAAGTCACTAGACGAGAATCTGTGATCTCGTTTGTTAAAATATAATTCTATACCTCGATTACGGCATTCATCTTTACCAGTAAAATCTTTCTGTCTATACTCTTCTCCAAGTATTCGTACATTAATCGGATACATGTTTATTATATCAAGTAAATCGGCTTCTGTACAATAAATTAGTACTTCATCGACATATTTAATCGCTGCTAATTGTGCTTGTCTTTCAACAATACTTTGCACCGGCGCGTTCTTTGTAGCACGGTCAAGTGTTGGATCTACTTGTAAAGCACAAATTAAGTAGTCACATCGAGATTTTGCTTCTCTTAGCATTGCAACATGGCCAGCATGAAGTAAATCAAAAGTACTAGCAGTTAAACCTATCTTCATTTCTTTGGCCTATTAAACATGTCGTTTTCAGGATCTTGTCCATCCATTGTACCACGCATATATGACACAGCAAATGATGCATAGTTAATAAGATCTTTAAATGTATCTTCAAGTGATTCGTGATTAGGCTCTTGTCCAGATTCAAGTAATGAAGCAGCTCGCATCATTTTACCGTGCATAATATCATAGATGGTATCTACACCACGACGATAATGCATAGCTTGAACTACATTAGATTTGGATGATTGATAATCTTGACCTTTACGTATTTGCAATTCAATACATTCTTCTAGAACTTTTACCGATTCACGTTCTATTTTTACATTAGTAGGTTTCATTGCGATTCTCCATTTTGACTATTATACCATACTTGATGAGTCTTGTAAACCAGCTTTATAGTCAATAGTTTCACAATATTGAAAGCTCACGTTGAAATCTTTTAAGCGAGTTTGAAAGATTTTTTCATATTGAGGCAAATATTCTCTAAACCATTGTTTCTCAGCAGAAGCACTTGGATGATACATTACAACCACTGCTCTTGTTTTTGTCAAGTGGTAAGTGGATTCTTTTAGCAACGTATCTAAACGAAAACCGCCAGAAGATGCAGAGATTGCCATAGTGTTTTTATCTCTATTTTGTTCAACTCTACTTTTTAATTCTTTCTTTCGCATTACTGGCCAATTGAT